CGGAAGTAACTCAACGGTAGAGTCCCTGCCTTCCAAGCAGGTTGTTGCGAGTTCGAATCTCGTCTTCCGCTTATAAAACCAAAAAGCTTGACTGATCCCAAAGAAAATGTTAAGATAAATACCGTGATCAATCGTGCCGCAACTACTTGCACGATTTTCACTATGTCGTTTAGTACTAAAAACAAATTTTTTATGAAACTCAAACAACTGATGCTTGCACCTGTTGCTCTGGGAATGGTTGCTCCTGTTGCTGCGAATGCCGCAGACCTTAATATGGCAGCAGTCAACCAATACTCTTCTCAGCAGGTTACAAGTGTCTCACAACTGTCTGATGTTCAACCTTCGGATTGGGCATATCAGGCACTCAGCAACCTTGTAGAGCGTTATGGTTGCGTTGCTGGTTATCCCAATGGCACCTATGGTGGTGGTAAGGCAATGACTCGTTATGAGGCAGCAGCACTTCTCAATGCTTGCCTTGATCGTGTAACTGAGGTTACCGATGAACTTCAACGTCTTGCAAAAGAGTTTGCTGATGAACTCGCTGTGATTCGTGGTCGTGTTGATAAACTGGAAGCCAAAGTGGGTGCGCTGGAAGCAACTCAATTCTCCACTACTACTAAACTGAAAGGTGAAGCATCTTTCATTCTTGGTGGTGTTGATAATGCTTGGACGCCTGGTAAACCTTCTAGCACCAATGTAGGCAATACTGCTTTCAATTACGATCTTCGTATCAATCTTGATACTTCTTTCACTGGAAAAGATCTTCTTCGCACTCGTCTGCGTTCGGGTAATTTCTCTTCTCAACCCTTTGGTTCCAGTTCTTCACTGTTCAAACTGGACAAGGCAGAGAGCACTTCTGATGTAGTTAAACTGGATCGTCTGTACTACAGTTTCCCTGCACTTGCCAAGGGTGTGACCCTGACTGCTGGTGCTCTGGTTCGTAACACTGAAATGACCTGGATTCCTTCCGCTTATAAGTCGGATGTTCTGGACTTCTTCCAACTTGCTGGTGCTCCTGGCGTCTATAACAAGGCAACTGGTTCTGGTTTTGGTGCTCAATGGGTGCAAGGTAAGAAAGGTTTCGTTGCTGGTCTGAACTATGTTGCCCAAGGTGGTTCTGATTCTACCAAAGGTGAGTTCAATGAAAAGGGTTCTCTGAACACTTTGGCTCAGATTGGTTACCGTACTCCTAATTATGGTGTTGCATTCGGTTATCGTTATGGTACTGAAGGAACACGTGTTCGCACCTTCAATGGTGTTCTGGGTTCTTCTGGTGCTCTTTCTCCTGGTCAAACCTCCAATGGTTATGCTCTGAGTGCTTACTGGCAACCTTCTAAGTCTGGTATCATTCCTTCTGTGAGTGGTGGTTATGGGTGGAATACTGTAAGTCTGAATGCCGAAGGTCAAGCAACTCCTAATGGTGCTACCGATTCGCAAACGTGGTACGCTGGTCTCCAGTGGTCCGATGTGTTTGCTAAGGGTAACTCTGCTGGATTTGCTATCGGTCAACCTGGTAATGCAGAAGGACTTACTAAGGAAGCAACGATGTGGGAATTGTTCTACAAGTATCGTGTGAGTGATAACATTACCGTTACTCCTGCGGTGTTCTATGTGTCGAACAATCAAGCACTTGCTGATACCTCCTCTAACTATGGTGGTGTAATTCAGACGACTTTCCGTTTCTGATAACTCACTCATAAGTTGAGTGGAACCACCCCAAAAAGGGGTGGTTTTTTATGAAATCAAAACCTTAACCAATTCTTAGTGGACTTTAAGGTTCTGTTTCAGTATTATTACTTACGAAGTTATTCACTTTTTATGAAACTCAAAAATTTTATTGCTGTTGGTCTGGTTGCCGCTCCTGCTGCCGCTCTTGCTGGACCTGCTCTGAATGGTGCTGGTGCCACCTTCCCCGCACCAATTTATCAACGCTGGTTCCAAGATTATGCACGAACTTCTGGGAGTAGGGTTAATTATCAGTCCGTTGGTTCTGGCGCTGGTGTTCGTCAATTTATTGCGGGTACAGTTGACTTCGGAGCAAGTGACGAACCAATCAAACCAGCAGAAGCAGCAAAGGTGAAGCGTGGTGTCGTTCAAATCCCTATGGTGGGTGGAACGATTGCTGTTGCTTATAACAAGCCTGGTTGCAAACTGAAACTGACTCAGAAGCAAACTGTTGATATTTTTGCTGGACGTATCAAGAATTGGAACCAAGTTGGTTGTGCTGCTGGTCCTATGACTGTGGTTCATCGTTCTGATGGTTCTGGAACTACCTTTGCATTCACCAACTCTCTGGATGCATTTGGTGGTTGGACTGCTGGTGTTGGTAAGTCAATTAACTGGCCTACTGGTGTTGGTTCAAAAGGTAACGAAGGTGTTGCTGGAACCATCAAGAACACTGCTGGTGGTATTGGTTATGTGAATACTGGATTTGTTCGTGCTAACAAACTCCAAGCAGCAGTTCTTCAAAACAAGGCAGGTAAGTTCGTTGGACCTTCTGCTGTGACTGGTTCCGCTGCTTTGAATAGTATTACTTTGGATGCAAACCTTGCTGGTGAAAATCCAAATCCTGCTGGTGTAAATGCATATCCCATTTCTACTCTGACTTGGATTCTTGCTTATAAGAAAGGTAATGGTGCAAAGACTGATGATATTCGTGCTGCTATCAACTATGCCCTGAGTACTAAGGCACAATCGATTGCTGATGATCTTGGATATGTTCCTCTTTCAGGAAGTGTTCTGAACAAAGCACGTCTTGCTGTTGGTCGCATCGGCAACTGACATACATAGGGGGGGTTGACAAAACCCCCTTTTTAATGTATTATAGATAACGAGTTAGGAGGTTTATGTCTCTTATTTCCCAAACAGACCGTCAAATGGTCATTGAGGCACTTGAATTTTATATTCAAGATATGCAAAAGAATAATTGCAATGAAGCGGCAATCTATTCTTATAATACGCTTCTTCGCTGGATAGAACTAGAATATTTCAAGAATGAAAATTAATTTGTGGTATTGTAATGATATGAAGCAGTGGCGTTGGACTCTGACTGATGATCATCGTCCCATTATTAAACAGGAATCTGGTCAAAGGGAAAATCTCCGTGATGCTATGAATGATGTAGCAAATACAGTTGAATATCTTATGAGTCAATCTTGACTTTTTATGGGCGATTGGCGCAGCGGTAGCGCAGCTGCTTTACACGCAGACGGTCATTGGTTCGAATCCGATATTGCCCATTATAAATATTTAAAAAAATTGAAGAAGTATAACTGATTATACAAATGGAAAATTTAAGAATCAGATGCCGCTCCTGTAATAGGGAGTTAGAAGGGCATCCTACGAAAACTGTGTCTTGTGGTTGCTCTAATATGGCATCCATTCGTGGTGATAAGATTTCAGCAGTTGACTTATCTGCTGTTATTATGTTAAACTCTTATGGTCATAAATCAAAACCTGGCGTTCTGACTAATGAAGATCTTGCCTTTCAGGAGGCAAGAAGACAACGTAAAGTAAGACGTTTAGATTTTGAAGTCCGCTGAGGACTTTTATTGGAAGCGTGTCCGAGTGGTTTAAGGAACTTGTCTTGAAAACAAGCGTGTTAATAGCACCGTTGGTTCGAATCCAACCGCTTCCGTTACAAATATTACAAAATTTTAGATTTTCTTAATCTATATTTTTGTATCAACACAAACTTGACATAGTAAAAGTACTTACTAGAATAACTAGTAGTATTCAACCTAAAACCCTATGGATCAGCACACCTATGACAATTGGGTGAAGATCAAGGAGACTTTTGAATCTTCTGGGAACACCGATAATATGTTCTATAAGAGAGCAGTAGAAATCGTTAAAACCAGAAGAGATCCTCTGGCAAAGTTTCTTGGAGATGAGAAATGATGGAACCATTTGACGATGATTATGTAACTCGCACAGAAGTGCAGGAGATGATTGATGCAGCAATACGACGACACAACCGTAATGCTTCTATCATTAGTATGTGCGTCGGTTGGGTGGTTCTTGCTTTATTTGCTGAGGGACTTCTCCGATTAGTAGGTGTTATTCCGCCATTACTTCCATGGCTCAAAATCACTCTGAACTAATCTTTTTAGTTCCTTGGTTTGTGATGGTAGGTATTGCTATATCAATGGTCATACAAGGTTGGATGGTAATGAATGCTCAACACGGATATTCAAAAAGTCCGAAGGTGAAGCATCCAGAAATGAACGACGTTAAGGCAGGAGATCCATTACTTGTGCTTAGAATTACAGAAGAGGATTTAGAAGAACTCCAAAAAAGAGTTCTACAACAAAAAATAGACGAACTATTTGAAGAACCTTCAACTTATGAGGATGAGGACGATGAGTAATCTTTTTATATCTTCATTTTTACTTTTTGGTTCTATTATACTATTCATTTATTGGGGACTTACACACGCATATCCAGGAGTTGTATGAAAGTAGGATTAATTGGTTTGGGAAGAATGGGTGAGGGCATGTCTCGCCGTATGATGAAAGCAGGAATAGAAGTTTGGGGTTATAGGAGAAATTATGAAAAAGCAAACGAAGCATACGAAAACGGATATGTTAATGGTATTACAACTTCTATACAAAGCCTTGCTCAAGTAGTAAAACATACTCAGAGTGGAGTATCAGACAAATATGGACCAGGCATCTTTATGATGGTTGTACCAGCAGAAACAGTAGAGGAGACGATCAATGAGTTACTACGATATTGTGACGAAGGAGATATTATTATTGATCATGGCAATAGCAATTTTAAAGACAGTCGGAAAAGGGCAGAACGTCTGGCAAAACTTGGTATCCAATATATTGATTGTGGCACTAGCGGTGGTGTTTATGGTCTGGATCGTGGATACTGTCTTATGGTTGGAGGTGGAAATACTGCAGTCGCCACTTGTTCGCGCATTTTTGATGCACTCGCCCCAGGAATCAGTGCTGCCCCCAGGACTCAATTTAACTCAGACGTAACCTCTGCCGAGTTTGGTTGGTTACATTGCGGTGGTCCTGGTGCAGGACATTTTGTAAAAATGGTTCATAATGGTATTGAGTATGGCATTATGCAG